TGGAAACATTACTAATTAAAACTATACCTGTAATGAAAGCTAAAACAAATTTAGATTTAATACCCACCTATTCTTACACAAGATTATATAGAACAGGTAATATATTAAACAGACATAAGGATAGACCTAGTTGTGAGATATCAACAACAATTAATTTAGGTGGTGATCTATGGCCTATATTTATTGATCCAACAGGATCTAATAATGTTATTGATGAATACCAAGGTATAATGAAACCTGATGCACCTAAAGGTGTAAGAATTGATCTTAAACCAGGTGATATGATTATATACTCTGGTTGCGAATTAGAGCATTGGAGAGAACCTTTTCAAGGTAAACTATGTGGTCAAGTGTTCTTACATTACAATCATGCAAATGGACCCTTTGCAAAATCTAATTTGTATGATAAAAGACCACTATTGGGTATACCCAAAACTCGTTGATAATCAGCGCAATCTAATATAATCTGAGAGACATATGTTACAAAAACTAAACTTTTTGCCTGGATTCAATAAACAACTAACACCTACACAAGCTGAAGGACAATGGGTTGATGGTGACAATGTTCGATTTAGGTACAATACACCTGAGAAGATTGGTGGTTGGTTACAACTAGGAGAAAATGATATGACTGGTGCAGCGAGAGCTATGCATCATATTGTTAATAAATCAGGGACTAAGTTTTCTATTATTGGTACAAACAGGATTTTATACGTTTACTCAGGTGGTGTGTTTTATGACATACACCCGATTCGAGCGACTACAAGTTTAAGTAATGCTTTCTCTACAACAAATGGATCCGCTGTTGTTACTATAACATTTAGTGGCAATCATAATTTAGTTCAAGGTGATATTATTTTACTAGATAATTTTACAGCTATTACAAACTCTAATTATTCAGCAACAGATTTTGATGATAAAAAATTTATGGTTACAACTGTTGTATCTTCAACAGCTATTACTGTTACAATGTCTTCTAATGAAACAGGATCAGGTGCTACAACATCTGGTGGTATTAGAGTTCAAGCTTATTATAGTGTAGGACCAGCAGAACAAGCACCAGGATTTGGTTTTGGTTTAGGCCAATGGAGTGGAACAGTATCTGGAGAAGCTATTACAACATTAAACGGTGGTATCAATGCTTCAACAACTACAGTAATATTAGGTGATGCATCTTTATTCCCATCATCAGGAACAAACTTTGTTCAACTTGGATCAGAAGAAATATCATACACAGGAATTGCAGGTAATCAATTAACAGGTGTTACAAGAGGTGTAAGAAATACAACCGCAGCAATACACAGCAATGGTGTGGCAGTTACAAACTCATCTGATTATGTAGCATGGGGTGAAGCAGCATCTGGAGATTTAGTTATAGATCCAGGTATGTGGTCTATAGATAACTTTGGAGACAAAGTTATTTCTTTAATTCACAATGCACAAGTTTTTGAATGGGATTCAAATGTAGCTAATGCTGTAGCAACAAGAGCCACTATTATATCTGGAGCGCCGACAGCATCTAGAAATATGTTAGTATCTACACCGGATAGACACTTAGTATTTTATGGAACAGAAACAACAATCGGAGATCAATCAACACAAGATGATATGTTTATTAGGTTTTCGGATCAAGAAAATATTAATGACTACACACCTACAGCTGTTAATACAGCTGGTACACAAAGACTTGCAGATGGTTCTAGAATTGTAGGAGCTGTTAGAGGTAGAGATGCAATTTATGTTTGGACAGATACATCATTATTTACAATGCGTTTCATTGGTCCGCCTTTTACATTTGGTTTTGCACAAGTAGGTACAAACTGTGGATTGATAGGACAGAACGCTGCAATAGAAGTAGATGGAGCTGCGTACTGGTTATCAGACAATGGTTTCTTTAGATACTCAGGTAATCTAGAAACAATGACATGTTTAGTAGAAGATTATGTTTATGACGATATAAACACAACAGCATCACAACTTATAAATGTTGGTTTAAATAATTTGTTTGGTGAGATTACTTGGTTTTATCCAACTCAATCTTCAGAGATTGTTAATAGATCTGTAACTTATAACTATGCAGAATCATCTCCACAAAGACCAATATGGACAACAGGATCTTTAGCTAGAACAACTTGGGTTGACTCAGCTGTATTTGGTTTACCTCATGGCACATCTTATAACGCAACAGGAACATCTTATGATGTTGTTGGAAATACTGAAGGAGCTACAACATACTATCAACATGAGACTGGAACTGATCAAGTTAAATCTTCTGCAACAACTACAGTAGCTGCTAATATAGAATCTGGAGATTTTGATATTACCAGAGGCGAGGGCGGAGGAGCTGATCTTAGAGGAGACGGAGAATTTATTATGAAGATAAGAAGATTTGTACCTGACTTTTTATCCCAAACAGGTAATACACAAGTTACATTACAATTAAGAGATTACTCAAATAATTCACAAGCAAGTTCACCTCTTGGACCCTTTACAATTACCTCTTCAACAACTAAAATAGATACAAGAGCTAGAGGTAGATCAGTAGCATTAAAGGTAGCAAATACAGGAGCATCTCAGGATTGGAAATTAGGAAGTTTTAGGTTAGATATACAACCAGACGGAAGAAGATAATGGCAAAAATAGTATTAGCATTTACAAGACCTAGTAAAGACTATAATCAAAATGTAGCTGATGCATTGATTAGAGATCTTGATGGATTAGTACAAAAGTTAAATTCTACTTTTCAACAAGATCTTAAAGAAGAAACACAAAGATTAACATGGTTTAGTTCAGGAGGAAGTAGTGGCCAATAGATATAAGAATGCACAATTTGATTTAAACTCAACTAACAAGACAGACGTTTATACTTGTCCATCTAACTCAAGAGCTATTATACAAAATATACATACAGCTAATGTAGGAGCAGGTAATGTAGAGATAAAAGCTTTTATATATGATAACTCTGTAACAACTAGTTTTCAGTTCGCAGAACATACTGTTAATTCAGGTACTTCTAAATCTATAGCAGATGGAACTATTGTATTAGAAGAAAGTGACAAACTACAACTGCAAGCAGCTACGGCTGATATTTTTGAAGGCACAGTTGCAATATTAGAATTTGATAGAACATAGGAGGAAAATGAAAACGTTATACCCGGAAAAAATTATAGAGACCATATCAAACCTTAAAACTGGTGAGGTGTATAAAAATGATGAAGAATGGAAGGAAAAAGGTGTAAAAGAAGAAGACATTAGAAGGGATGTTAAAGTTATTATGCCAAGCCTTGATTTATTCGGAGAAACAAAGTAAAGTATTTATTCAGGTTTTCCCTGCTTACTAATTAATTAATTATGACAATATCTAGAGGACAAATGAACAGACAATTATACATGAGCGGCGGTATTATGAACGCTGTGCCTAGAGAACAATATGGTTTGGGAAGTGTTTTTAAAGGTGTTAAAAATGTTGTTAAAAAAGCAACAGGAGCTGTTAAAGATATTGCAAGCTCTGATGTAGGTAAGATGGCATTAACTGCAGCCGCAGCTTATTATGCTCCAGCTATGTTTGGAGGAACAACTGGCTTTGGTCCAACAAGTACATATGGTGGTTTTGCTAGAGGTTTAATGAGTCCAAATTTAATTGGACCTATGACCACTAAAGGAGGTGGTATAGGTAGAGGTATTTCTTCATTTTTAGGAACAGGTAAAGGTAAACTTGCTGCTGGCAGTGTATTAGCTAGTTTGTTTGCAGGTATGTCTGCAGCGGATCAAGCAGATATTGACGAAGTTGATATTGACGAAAGAGGAGATGTTGTTGCAGAAAAACTAAGACAATCATTAACTAGATTAGGTTACACAGGACAAGTTTTAGAAGACAAAGTTGCTGAAGGCGTAGCAGAATATACTGGATACACGTCAAAAGCAGAAGGTGGTAGAATAGGTTATGCTGAGGGAACAGAAGAACCTCTTGAACCAATAAATATAGGTATAGGTACATTTAACCCACAAAGAGTTGTAGATTTATATGAAAAAGCTAAAAATATTCCTAAAAATATTTCTTTAGAAGATATTTCTTTACAAGATATTAAAGGTATACCAAAAAGATTAATGGAAGGAACTAAATCTTCTGTATCTTCTATGGTTGAACCTTTAGGTAACGAATACAGAGCATATATGGAGTTCTTGTCTCTTCCTAAAGAAGATAAAAAGAAGATGGAAGAAATGGGTTTAGGTATATTTGATGTTTTTAAATATTTAGCTATGAGGGACAACAAAGCACAAGGTGGTAGAATGAATTACGCATTAGGTAGCGGAGACACTGCAAGCCAGAATGCTATGCAAGCAGCGGGCATCGAGGGTCTTCCTATGAGACAAAACCCTAAAGGTGTACAAGAACTAGATTTAAGAGATAATGGTGGATTTATACCACCAGTTGGTATAAAAGAAAAAGAAGATGACATCCCAGCGATGTTATCTAATAATGAATTCGTATTTACAGCAGATGCTGTACGAGGCATGGGAGACGGAGATGTTGAACTAGGCGCTCAAAGAATGTACGATCAAATGAAAATGTTAGAAAAAGGCGGAACAGTATAATGGCAGTCCAACAAACACAAGTATTACCAGCACCGTTTATAGAAGCACCGGCAAAAGCTTATCTTGGAGAATTAGAATCAGCTATTGGTGGTATAAAAGATTTAGACGTATCAAAACTTTATGGTTCACAATTTGTAGCTGGACCTGGCGCATTACAAACACAAGCTGAAGGATTAGCGGGTGGACTTGGAAACTATGCACCTTTCTTACAAGGCGCAGCTGGAGCACAAACAGCGGCACAAAATTTAACAGGCCCAACAGCTTACCAAGCTTACATGTCGCCGTATCAACAAGATATTATTGACACAACATTAACAGAATACGACAGACAAGCACAAATGCAAATGCCTGCAATGGCAGCAAACGCTATTGGCGCTGGAGCTTTCGGTGGAGGACGAGAAGGTGTTCAAAGAGCAGAATATCAATCTTCATCAGATAGAAACAGAGCAGCATTACAAGCACAATTATTACAAACAGGTTTTGGTCAAGCACAAAATTTAGCTCAAAATGCTTTTAATCAACAACAAACATTAGGAGTTGGTCAATCAAACTTAGCTCAACTAGCACCACAATTATTAGGTAATCAAATTGGTGCGCTATCAACTTTAGGTGCTCAACAACAAGCACAATCACAAGCACAGTTAGGTGCTAATCAACAACTTGCATACCAGCAAGCTTATCAACCATTACAAGCTGCGCAACAATATGGCTCAGGTGTTATGGGACTTATCTCTGGATACCCACAAAGAGAATCAACGTCTCCATTGCCACCATCAGCATCTCCATTGTCAACAGCTTTAGGAGTAGGATCTACATTAGCAGGTATTTACAGAGCAATAACTCCTCAATCAATAAATATAAATAGAGGTTAATATGAGCAGAATATTAAAAAGACCTATGTTTAGAAAAGGTGGAGAAGTTATGGAAGGTGTTATGACTGGAATTAAGCCTAGAGAAAATTTTGCAATAAAAGGAATGTCTGATGATATGATTACTAATGTTAGAGGTAAAATAGATTTAATTGATGCAATAGCTGGTGGTCGCCAAGATAATTTATCTAACTTATTAATTAGTGGTGGTATGAATTTATTAACTGGTGAAAACGAAGGTGATAATGTTTTACAAACTTTAGCTGGAGCTTATAAACAACCAACTCAACAATTATTTGCAACTCAAGCTGCAGATACTAAAGGTAGAAGAGCTATAGCTGCTTCACTAATTGGTAAAATGGGTGGAGATGATATTTCAAAAATACAAAGAAATGCTAAAAAAATATCTGATATAACAGGTAGACCTTATGACCAAGTTCTTAATGAAGGTATTAATAAATTTTTATATAAAGATCCAATGAATCCAAATGAAATTCAAAGAATGGAAAAACAACGTTTTGCTAAAAACATAATGGCAGACAAAGATGTCTTTGGTAATCTTAAAATTAATCCAGAAGCTATTCCTACGGTTACAAATGAATATTTTAAAGTTATGAAAAATGATAAACTTAAAGAAAAAGTAGATATTTCTAAAGTTTACTTAAATATAAAAGAGATAAAAAAAGCAAAATCAATAAAAATACAAACAAATGAAGGAGAAAAAAACGCATTTGATGCTTCAGAAATAAAAGGATTAGAAAATGGTTATCTTTACTATAGACCGAAAGGTAAAGGTGGATGGGTTATATATAGTGAACAAGATCAAGCTTTAATTCCTTTGGATATATAGAAAGGAGACTAAATGTCTGACGTATTTAAATTACCAGAAGGTCTTTCTTTTGAAGAAAAAACTATTCCTGATCAAACTATTAAAGAAGACATTCCCTTAGTTCCTGAAGAAGCTAAACCTGTAGAAGCAATCCCAGAAAAAATAGAAGAAGATAAAGGCCCTGTATCAAATATATTAGATTCCATAGCAGATCAAAAATCAACAACATTAGGTACAACTTATAGTATTGCAAATAAAGCATTACAAATATCTTCTGGTGAAAAAACAGCTAAAGAAACAGAAGTATCATTAATAGAATCTTTGGGTGCAGCTGGTGTAAGTTCTGCAATTAAAATACCAAAAGGTTTAGTTACTTTTGGCACATTACTTTACGACATGTTTCAAGAAGAAGGTATACCTGTAGATGAGTCTTTAACTTATAAATTAAATGAATCTTTTGATAAAACAACATTAGGTAAAATAGAAAATGCTACTGAAGAAATGGCAGCTAAAACAGCAGCAGGTAAGATAACAGAAGCTATTGGTCAATTTTATGGTGCAGGTAAAATTGCACAAAAAACAGCAATACCTGTTTTAAAAATTGTAGGGAAGTATTCTAAAAAATTAGTTAATTCAATTAAAGGCGGACGTTATGTTAACACTACAAATAATGTTAATGCAGCTAAAGCCATAGAAAAAGCAGCTAAATTAAGTTATGCAGCTAAAGCAAAAAAATTTATACCAATAGCTGTAGGCGGAGGTATTAGCACAGGCTTTATTATATCGGATGAAGAAAACATAGGTACATTTGGTGACTGGGATTTTTTAGATTTTTTACCAACAGGAATGGATAGAGAAAAAAAAGAAACAGCGGCTGATGATGCACAAAGACAATTATTAAATAGATTTAAATTAGGGGCAGAAATTGGTTTTCCAATTATACCTGCAGTTGTTGGTACCGGTAAAATAGGTAAACTTATTGTACAAAAAGGTAAAGACCTAGCTTACAGCGATAGTATGCTAGAAAGATGGGTAGATAGATTTGTTGCTAAACCGTTTAGATCTAGAAGTAATAAGACACAAGAATTATTTGATGGCATACAAAAGTTAGAAGGTAAAAAATCTGCAATTAAATTATTAGCTAAAGATGCATCTAGAAATTTTGATGATAGTATAAGAGAGATATCACGAGAAACGAGAGGCGCGGCGCAAGCTATTAAAGACCCACAAGCTATGTCTAAAGTTGTATCTGATTTTATGTTTGCAACTGATGATGTTGTTAAAAAAGGCGGTATAGCTTTTCCTGGTTTTAGTCAGGCAAGTAAAAAATTATTTACAGAGTCCTTAAAAAAATTAGGAGTGTCTAATCAATCAATACAAAAAATAATTTTAGATGCTGGTGGATTTAGAAATACAGCAGCAAATTTAAAAACTTTAATTGCTTCAAGTAAAAATTTAAATGTAAGCGTTAATAAATTAAATCAAATACTTAATGAAAGAGTTAAAAATGTATTAGCTGTTGATTATAAAATGATTGATGACAATACAGGTATTTTTAATGGTTACAAACCTGTAGCAGAAAATATAGACAGAGTTGCAAAAATATTACAACGATACGCAAAAGATAATGGTAAGTCTTTAGACAAAGATACAGCTACTAAATTAGTAAATGATCTTACTAAAAATGCATTTAAAGATAAAACAAATAAAGCTCTAGTTTTTGATATTGGAGAACAAAGTGCTTTAGCTGATAAAGCTGTTCAAAGAGTAAACATTGGTAAATATATAACAGCAGGTAAATTTAAACCTGACGGTAGAGGTGGTTTAATACAAAAAAAATCAGATCTTAAAGCTTTTCAAGATTTATTTGGTAAATATAGAAATGCACAGAATGGTATATTTAATACGATGTCAGATTTAGCAGAGACTGTAGCAAGAGATGAATTTTATACAGTTCTAAAGAAAAGTTCAGAAAATATTGCAAAACAATTAAAAGCAGGAGCTGATGCAGGGCAAATAGGAAGACCTATATTTTTTAAAAATTATAATGACGCTGTAATAAGATTACGTAATCAAGAAATTATTAAAGAACCTTTAAAATTAAAAACAGGTTTACCAGAAACAATTTACAGTAGTCCTTTGGATGGTTATTTTACAACTGTTCCATACGCAGAAGCTATAAGAGTAGGAGATGCTGTAGTAGGTAGTTCAATAACAAGAAGTTTACCTTATAGAATGTTAATGTTAATTCCAAAAGGTGCAGCGCAAGCAGCCAAAACAGTTCTTGGATTTTTTACACACGCTAGAAATTTTTT